AAAATTTACCCAGTGAAACTAGAAAGCGTGAATTAGCCAGGTATGGCTACAAGCATATCTATGACATACGCACTGCTGCACCCAGCATCATATTATACCTAGCACAGGATTTAGGTGTTAAACTAAAACACACCAGTGCCATTGAACATTACATCAATAACAAAGATGCTGTGAGGCGTGAACTAGCACATGATTTGCAGTTAAGCACCAGTGATGTAAAACGCCTAATCAACATGCTGTTTAATGGTGCGCCACTAGGACACATCAGCCATATAGCAACTACAATATTGTTAAAAGGTGATGGTTATGCCATTGAACGTGTAAAGCGCAATCCTTTTATTCAATCACTTAGAGAAGATATCCGGCACTGTTGGCAAAAGATATCTAACCATCAGTTAGATGGTGAATATGTAATGTCTAGAACATATCACAGTGATGGAAAAAAGAAACGCATCAGCAGTAAAGATAGATGGGAGTTGTATTTCCTATATGAAAGATGTGTAATGAACTCAGTTACTGCCTATTTGGACAAACAACATGCCCGTTATCTAATAGAACATGATGGTTGGAGCAGTAATATCCAAGTAGACATCAATGAACTAACTGAACATGTGAGAACTAGCACAGGTATTCACACAATTGAGTTTGAATATGAGTGTTATTAATCTTCATCCAGTGCTACGCACTAGATGAGCAAGTGATGTAGTGCTATCACTGCGTTACACTACGTGATGCACTACATCATTGCTATTTGATACAAAAAGACATTAAGTTAATATTGCTTTCTGCTTTAACACCATAGTGTATAACATCTTTTAGATTGCGCCTTTATACATTGGATAAAAGCACAAAAATAATAAATAAAGTTGTCAAAGGAATTGCCATTTCTTGACATCCTAAGATAATAATTATATAAAGCTCATATATAAGTAACTCTTCCCCCATACTCTAAAACAGTATGGGGGTTTTTTTATACCCATTAAATACTGCTATGAACACACTACAACAACAAGCATTAAACAAACTCAACATAATCAGCATGGGCAATGGTGGTGAACACCGCTTGCTGCCACTGTTTGATATCAGGCAGTTAACGCAAAAACACTGTCTCAGTGAACAGGACATAGCGCAATTAACACATTTTGTTAACAGTACCAGAGACGTTATACAAAAAACATCATATGTGTGCAACACTGTGATACATCCCAACAGTTGGGGGCATGAAATCACTAGTGTGCCAACAAAAATAAAAAAATAGATAAATACAAATGCTATACAGGCTCTACATGGAGTCTGAATATACACGTAACTGTGAGACAGCATGAGCATACTAAATCCAACCACGCCCAAAAGGGATACTGCAAAACCACGCAAAACAGGTACTAAAACTGTTGAAGGTGTAGTTGTGGGCAGAGACAAAGCAATTATCCCACCAGAAGAAGTTTACAAGCTAGCACAGTTAGGTTGTAAGGACATTGAGATAGCAGATTGGTTTGGCATTGATGGCAATACACTACGCTACAACTTTAGCGCAGAGCTCACAAAAGGGCGTGTTGCGTTAAACATCAGTTTACGGCGAGCACAGATCAACACTGCACTTGCGGGCAACCCCACTATGTTGGTGTGGTGCGGAAAGCAGTATTTGGGGCAAAGTGATACACCCATTGATACTGATTCAAATCAAATTCTACCCTGGGTAGATTCAAATATTAGAGAACACAATGAAGAATAGATTGCGTAAGACGCACATCTAGAGTGTGCTATGGCACAGGAGTAGGAGAGTGTGGTGTAAATTGATTCATGAAGAATCCTACTCTAGATGAGCGCAGCCCCATTATAAAGGAAATGAAGATATGAAAATAACCAAAGAAACACTTAGTTTACTTAATCAAGACTCAACTCACTACACTGTGGGTTTGAATACATTTAGCCTATGGAGCAGCATCATGCTGTGGGCTCACTTTGTGGGATACCTTAGTTGGTGGTTTATTCCTCTGACCATTGTTACTGGCCTAATTGGCTTTGGCAATGAAATCCAAGAACGCAGATCAAACAAGAACACTATTACGCTTAAATGAAGCTAACACCACCACAGCAAGAAATCAGCAACAGCAGTGCTAGATTTAGGGTTGTAGGTGCTGGCAGAAGATTTGGCAAGAGTTATCTCAGTATCAATGAGATGGCTAAGTTTGCACGTCACCCCAACCGGCGCATCCTAGCAGTAGCACCCACATACAAGCAGGTGAAGAATGTGCTGTGGGATGACTTGAAAGCCATGTTGATTGAACGCAACTGGGTCAAGAAGATCAATGAAAGTGAACTAACCATAACGCTGGTTAACAACAGTAAAATCACACTGCGTAGTGCTGATAACTTTGATGCACTGCGTGGTGGCAAGTATGACTTTATTGTTATAGATGAGGCTGCTGACATCAACCCACAAGCATGGTACAGCGTACTGCGTCCCACACTCAGTGACACAGGAGGACATGGATTGTTTATTGGCTCACCCAAAGGGCGTAATTGGTTTTATGACCTATGGCTGCAGGGTGGCGCACAGGCGGACTGGGCCAGCTTTCAATACACCACACTGGAAGGTGGCAATGTACCACCAGAAGAAGTAGACGCTGCTAAACGTGATCTAGATTCTAGAACATTTGAACAAGAATATCTAGCACAGTTTGTTAACTACGCAGGTGTAATCTTTTATGCATTTGGTGAGGACAACATACAGGCACATCCTGGCATTGATGAACACACACCAATACACTGTGGAATTGATTTCAACGTTACGCCAATCACAGCAGCAATTGCCACACGCACAGAGGCAGGACTACACTTCTTTGATGAGATTGTGCTGCACAGCAGTAACACCAATGAGATAGCTGCTGAACTACGGGGCCGCTATGGCTTTGGACGTCAAATCTATGTGTATCCTGATGCCAGTGGCGGCGCACGTAAAACATCAGCTAATGGCATGACAGACCATATCATCCTACACAATGCCGGATTCAAAGTAGTGGTGGACAGCATCAATCCGTCAGTGAATGACAGCATTGCCAGTGTTAATGCGCTGTTGTGCAGCAGCAGTGGTGATAGACGTTTGTTAATTGATCCTAAATGTAGACACATCAGAGAAAGCATGATCAAGTGGACCTACAAAGAGGATAGCCGCCAGCCAGATAAGAGTTCAGGCTGGGATCATATGGCGGATTGTGTACGTTATGTGGTACACAAGCTGCACCCAATTGCAATGGCAGTAAAAGCCAGTGCCTTCCCCAGTACCAGAGGCGCTGGACGCTTAAGGTAAAGTGAATCCTCTGATTGCTTTTGGCATCTAGAACCTATGTTCTACCTCACAACCCCTGGATTCTTTGCTACACTTGGACTTTTTCATATACCTTAATATATTACTTCTTCCATGTTCTTATAATAACACAATTAGATTATTTGTCAACCTTTAATTTAATGGTGTTCTAGTTAGCAGTGTGCATTGACGCTTACCATCAACGGGACATGGCTTGTACACTTTGTATTCTTCTTTATACCAAACGCCGTTAATCTGCACCACAGCAGGTTTGGCATTAAGCAATTCACGCTGATGTTCACGCTGACGTCCCGCATTATCAATTAATGCTAATACACCAATTGCACCTACCAGTGCAACCACCTGACCATCAGTTATATTAGTGTGGTTTCTATTATAGTGAGGATTCCAACCACCGTTATAGTAACCATTGTGAGCACACCCGGAAAGGGCAAGTGCAAGTGCTAGAGTTCCAAATATCTTTTTCATAATGCTCTCCGTAGTATCTATATACTAGCATACAAATATTTATTGTCAACCAAAAAAAAGCCCCCATAGTTTGCACTATGAGGGCTATACATCACTATAAGTAAAACACCTTGAATCAATCCACACATTTAATTGATCAAGTGCAACACACACGACATTGTGTGCGCTACATTATTAATTATACATGGTTATGATAGATTGTCAACCTTTTTAGGCTTTGTTGCTAACAAACTGATTCAAGCGTTCAGCGTGTTGCACAACTTCATCTGCACTGGGCATCATTTCTGGTTTGTTAGCCTGTGCCTTGAGAATATCAAAAGCCAGTTTGAGTAGTTCTAGTCTTATTTCAAAAGGTGTCATAACACATATTTATAGTGTTATGGCTCTATTGGGGGCTTGGGTATACTGTCTTGTACTTTATTCCAAAACTGAATAAACTGTGCTGCATTGGTGTTTTGCAGTATTTCAAATGCACGCTCTGTGTCACTGAGACTGTCCCAGTAACGTTTGAAGTCACCGGGACGCTCATCACTTACCACATTGCCTTCAGCATCAAACGGTGAATATTGTTTGGCTGTCATCTGTAGTAGAACTTGGTGGCGTGCCTGCCTGTAAAGCCGCTTGCGCTCTACGCTCCAACTTGGTTGGATCATACTTAACACCTTTACGTGCTGCGTTACGCTTGGTGCGTTTGCGCTGTAGTAATGCTTGTCTTGCTGGGTTTGATTTCTTCATTGTTTAATTCCTCCATAACACAATCTGCGCTTAGTGCGCCTGTTTTCATACCATAATACTTAACTGTGAGTTGTGCATCCTGTTCATCTTTACAGGGCCAACCGCGGTTAACAGTGTACAGTTCACCTGTCTTTGGGTTTTTGTACGTTAGTTTTGCTATTACCATCTGCTTCATTGTTTTTCTCTTTGTTGTTGAATATCTTGTCCCAGTTATCTTCAAACTGTTTCTTGTCACTGATAGGGCGTGGCTTTGAACCTTTACCACCATCACTGGCTTTATAACTCATTATGCACACCCTTTAGACTCTACTAGATCCATAACAGTTTTACAGTACTGAATGTAGTAGGTCATTTCAGGTTTACTATTCAACATAATCTCTTGTGTGTGTGCTTCTAGACTGTGCCAAGCTGACATAACTGTGCTGCATTCTGCTAGATCAGCGGCTGCATCATGCTGTGTCACAGGCAATGGTTTAATCTTCATTCTTAACATCCTTTTTATCTTTTTTGCCAAAGATAGCATCATAGTTGGCCTTGTATGCTTCAGTGGGAGTCCAATTACCGGCACTGCTGCTTTTACCACTAAAGCCCTCACTTTGTTCTCTCATCTTGCGTAAGAATGGTGTCTGATTAATAATTTTCTCATTACGCTTCCATTGCTCACTGCCCTTATCAGGTGTATTACCTTTAAACGCCATTTATGCTTGCTCCTACAGGAACATACCCTGCTTGAATTATTTCTGTTTTGGTACCGGACACAGTATAATCATCTAAATATTGTTTTAGATATTCTATGCATTCATCTATATCAGTGCCGGTAAAGTTTCTGGTGTAAGCCTGTTTACCAGGCTCACAGATCATTACCCATATCTTTGTTAGTTTCATGTTGTGCCTGTGTTATTTGTTCTAGTTTATCTAGTGCTTCTTCCAGCGTAAAAAAAGTGTTCTTAAGATTAAACTGCCAACTGCTGGTGTTGGTCCAATGCGTACCAGCATCATTGGTAACTCTACCTGTGTTCCAACGCCCTGTGTTATTTACAGGATGATACACATCTTTAAACTTTGATTCTCTGTCTGCAATTGATATAGGATGCAGACCTAGCTCTAGTGCTATCTGTGATTGTGTTTTACCATATTTGGTTTCATAGATGCTCATCTTGCTTCTGCGCTGAAATGGATTGCCCCATTTGTATATACGCATTCTGATGGCATCCGGCGTGAGATCTTCAGCACGGGCTAGATCATCAATGTGTATGCCCCATTGCTTCTCAAACTCCGTGCCGGTCTCACGCTTGTTGTGTTTGCTTTTGTACATATTAGAACTCCAAGTAGTCCGTGAGAATCATGCCCATCTGCCAGCTTTGCTTTCTAGTAAACTTTTCACCTTTGATTGCCATGTTCTCTAGTCCTTGAATAAAGTCTAGATCATACTGCTTCATTTCAGCACCATTGCAGTAAGCATGACGCAGTACTTGTGCAGCAAAGAATGTTAGGTCTTTGTTTTTGCAGATGCTGGCAAACTGATTGCCCAGCTTGTGATATTCTGTGCTATCCCAAAAGCCTTCATCAGTTTTATTAATGCCAATGTCTTTTAGACTCTTATAATACTTTAGAACTTTTAACAAGGGCTGAATGTCCGCGCCATCCATAATCATGCGTTCAATGTCTGCTGTGCTAACTGTTCTGTGTTGATACTTTTGTTTTGTTGCTAACATCTTTATGCTCCTCTCAAATGCTGTCTTAGTTGTTCCATCTGATATGTGGCTGCGCCAGCACTATTGATTAGGTTATGAATTTTGCTGATGTTTGATTCACTGGCATCTGCCATTTCCAATTCATCACTCCAGCGGTCCACAGTGATTGTTAAATCAATGTCACCATTAAAGTTTAGTTGTTCTAGTTCTGTAACAACCTGTGGCAAATATTTTAGTGTAGGTATTCTAATTGTTAACATATACGTTCTCCTTTGTGTTGTATATAATATATTTAGTAAATATCTTAATATCACCTAGCAAAATGCGGCAAAACTGCGCCAAAACACAATAAATAGATAAATATAATAACTAATATAATACAACACGTTTGTCCACACCATATGGCCATATGGAGAGATCTTGAGCAAAGCATATATTGAATTTATAACAACTAACCATAGTCTATATGACCGCTATGAATCAGAATGGCGTTTGTGTATCAACAGTTACTATGGTGGGGTTGAATATAAGAATGCCCGCTACTTGCGTGCGTACCAAGTTGACTTTAATACACCAAGTCAAACCATTAACACTTACTTGACCAATGATGCTGGTGCAACAATTGGCAAAAGCAAGGCACGTGTGGAGATTGGTTACAGCAGCAATGAAACCAACAGAGGCCAAGACCTCATCACTGGCAGTTTCTATTTAGAAAAGTTAGACAATACACCTCTTTACAATTATGTAAAACTTATTGTCAGTGAATACAATGCAATTCTTTTCCGCAATCCTCCACAACGTTATGTTGGTGAGAGTTTAGAAGCAGAACGCTTCTTAAATGATGTAGACGGAGAAGGCAACAGCATTAATGAATTCATGAGCATGGTAGATGTATTCAGCACTATCTATGGTGTGTGTCACGTGAGCTGCATCAAACCCGTGGGCAGTGATATTCCTAGGTGGCGTATTCACAGTCCGCTAGAAGTTACCAATTGGGATTATGATTATGACATTGATGGTAACCTAAAACTAAAAAGAGTTGTGATCCAAGTTGAGAACAATGACTTCCACAGCGTTTACCGCTACATGACAGACACTAGTATTGAAACAGTGTTTGTGGGTGCAGAAGAAGGTTACAATCCTCCAATTAACGTAGAAGGCGTAGAATACCTAGGTGAAAATACCTACAGAGTTGTACAGCCTAATGAACTAGGTTACATTCCATTAAAGACCATTTACCAAAGCAGCAAAGTTTATAACAACATTGGTACAACTGTGGTACAGGACGTTGCACAGATTCAACGCAGTATCTATGGTGACATGGCAGAAATTTACAGCGCAATTACCTATGGCGCACATCCTACACTAATTGTAGATGAAAACACAGATCAACTCAATGACGGACAGGTAGGCGGTGAGCCGGGCAGTATTGTTAAGGTGCAGGCTAGCCTCACAGGCCAAGCCACTCACGTATATGAATTTAAGAGTCCACCACTAGATGCTATCAATGAGATCAGAGAATTAGTAGATAACAAAGTACATAAACTAAGTCAGATTGCTATGTTACGCAGTGAGGAACTAGTGCGTGCAAGCCGCAGTGGTGAGCAGATTGAGCAGTTTGATGACAAGCTCAGTGCATTGATCCGCCGTAAAGCAACAAACTTAGAAAATGCAGAAGCGCATCTTTGGGATATTTGGTATGATTGGTTAAACATGATTATGCCAGATGATTTCAGTATCAGTTATAACAGACAGTATAACAAACGTGCGCTGGAGCAGGAATTAGGTGAAGTAGACCTAATGATGAACATACTGCAAAAGTATGAAGGCATTCATGAAAGCAGTGAAGATGATCTCAGTGATCAATATCCACAGTTATCTGCACTAGAAGACGCTGAAGTGTACAACACACAAGCAGCAGCAGAAGCTAGAGCACAAGAGTTGGGTGGAAGCGGTTTCCACACACATGAGGAAGATGGTGTAATGATTTACATGCCATTTGTTACTCATGAAGAATTACAAACCGCATTGATGAAAACATTGCCGCAGACAATGACGCCTGCGGCAACTGTAGTTTCAAATGACTACAAACAATTTAAAATGGACATGCGTGACAGAATACGCCAGAGACTGGAGCAGTTGTTGAATAGTTCAACAACAGACAATGGTTTCTAATCATTCTGAAATTACGTGTACTACTGACGTTAAACAGGAGAATAACAAATGAGTGATGAACTCAGTACAGATACTCTAGTTGCAGGAGAGAACGTGCAACCAGTGAATACAGCTACTGATGCGGAGACAAAGGTTGAAGCAAGTGCTGAGAAGAGTGCTACACCAAAAGTGGAAACACGTGATGGTAAGCTTTTTGTTGATGGAGTGCGTGTGTATACACGTGATGACACCAACCGTATTGCAGCAAGAGCCCAGGAAGATGCTAAAACACGCTTGCTAGGTGAACTTGAAGTAGATAGCTTTGATCAAGTCAAATCAGTTGTCAAGCAGTTACGCACTGCTGGTGATGATGAAGGCTTAAACGTTGCTAGCCTACGTGATGCAGTAAAGAAAAAAGAGCAAACTGTTGAAGAACTACGTGCTGAATTACAGCGTGTAAAGACAGATGTTGTGTTAAAAGACCACATCAGTCAACTGTTTAACAACATGCCCTCACAGTGGAATCAAGATCAGCGCAGTGCTGTTGTGGACCTGATGAAGGCCCGTAACATGCTACACCTAGAAGGTGATACCTTTGCTATACGCAGCGGTGACACTTTCTTAACACAGGATGGAGAAACTCCAGACTATGCAGGTGCTGTTACACTAATTGGTAAAACTCTTGGATTGCCCACGGCAAAACAGGGTGTAGCAACTTATGATGCGCCAGATAAGGGTGTTAAAGATGCAGTGATTAAAAGTCTGGATGATTCAAGACTTAACAAAGATCCTGCATACCGCAATGCTTATGTTCAGGTGCGTGACAAGAATAGGAATCTCAGCAGAAGTGAAATAACAGATGCTATGATCCGTAAACAAATGGAAAGCCACAGAATGGGTGACTTAAGTGCAAGACAATTAAGTAACTCAGGCAGACCAACAACAACAACCCAAACAAGGAGATAAAAATGGCTACAGGTACAGCTAATATTACAGCCCTTTATGAAGATGTTGTTGCGGATTTAATGCCATACTTTGATAACTCAGTATTGCTCCCAAATCCCGCAATTATCACAAACATTTTCAACATCACCGGTGGCACCGGTAATCAAGTAAAAATCCCAGTAACAAATGCATGGACAGCAGCTCTAAGCGCAGTTACTGAAAACAGCAGCATCCTAGGTGTAAATGACCAGGATTTTGTTCCAACAGCAGTTAGCCTCAGCACCAACAAGCGTGGTGCCGGTACTCTAATTTCAGAGGAATCACTAGAAGATGGTGGTCTAGCAACAGTACGTCAGGCAGTGTTAACACGCCTATCACGTTCATTAGCACAAGCAACTGACACAGTTGGTTTCCGTGTTGCTCTACGTGGTAGTGAGACTGCACTAACAGACATCAGCCAGATCAGCGGTATCACAAACTACGGTTATGCAAACACTGCACTAACTGGTGCTGACCTTTCAATTGTTATGAGCCCTGAAGCAATGGCTTACGCTGTAAAGCGTGAACCAACTGTTAAGATGTTCAATGACGTTGACAAGGACAACTACCAGATGGTAGCTACAGTACGCAACGGCTTTGCCCGCGTGTATGCTGACCAGATTGCTGCAATTGCTGCTTCAAACGTAGCTGGCGCTGCTGCAAACATCAGTGCAACACTTGATCAGTTCAGCGCCGCTGTTGCTGGTCTACGTGGTGCTAATGCTCCAACAGACGCAGCTGGTTTCTACATTGCTGTGGTAACACCAGTGCATGAACTAGCACTTGCCAAGCAGCTTAACGGCGTTGGTGGTCTATCAACTGGTGCAATTGGTGCATTGAGTGATCTTGGTAACCAAGCATTGCTGGATGGCTTAATTGGTCAGGCAGTAGGCTGCAGATTCTTCCGCAGCAACAACCTTCCAAAGAACCTACTAACAGCGTAATTGTAAGGGAGAGTGATATGGCGTTTATAGTATCAGGCGGTAATGTGTTAAGCTATGCTGATGCACTGGATGTAAAGGACAAGGACCAACGTCTCTTTGAGGCTAATGAGGTCAACTTTACAGACGTGCCTGATGCGCCAGGTAACCTCAACAATTATATTGAAGATCTCACCATTAAGAGCACAGCACGGATCAATCAAAAGATCCGTGCTAGTGCTGAATGGCGTCAGTATTTGGGTTTTGCAGGTGTAGGATATGACAGTATCAATGACATTCCTGCATTTAATCCAAATTTAATTAAATCACGTCAAAGTGATTTTACTGACATGTGCTGCTACTATGCACTAAAAGAATATCTTTTACCAAAAGTAGCAGACTTTGGCAATCCAGAGTCAGCTGAAGTACAGAAGATTGAATATTATAGCGTAAAGTTTAATGACTTGTTCACTGAACTAACAGCTATGTTTGATTGGTATGATGCAGATGCTGATGGCATTGTTGAAGATGGTGAGAAGATGGTACGTTTCAGCTTAAACCGCAGAACACGTGGCAGAAGAAATATAACAAGGGTTAGATAATGGCATTTAGAAATACATTATTAGCTAATTTAAATGTTAGTTTAGCTAACACTACTATTAGTACCAGCAGTGAATTACCATTTACTGCCGGTGGTGTTAATTTGTATGACAAGAACATGAAGAAACTGTATTTGGACAATGACCAAAATCAGCGTACTCAACTATTCAGTACAATAGACAACAATGATGTGTTTCAACAAGAGATTCTTGTAAATGGCTATTTGACAGTAGACGCTAAGAATCAGCCCAGTGATATCAGTAATGTTATTACCCGGGTTGTCAACAGCAGATTTAGTGTAGCAAATTGCTATGTTAGAGAGTGTGAGGTAACAAACACTTATGCTGAAGACAGAATCACTTACAATTTTGAATTTAGGTTTTTAACAATTTAACAAGGAGATATCAAAATGGCATATATTGCAGTTAACACAGAAGCAACATTTGTGCGCTTGGATATCAAAGACTACAGTCTAGCAGCTAATGCTAACGCAGCATTTGCTACTACTGCTAACGTACTAACAGTACCTAGCTTACAGGACATTACTGTAAATGCTACACCCGGACTGTTCCGTTGGCAGGAACTTGGTTTCCTTTCAGAGAGGGTTGTGACCACACCAAGTACAAACAGTATTAATACTACTCTTGTACTTGATGACACAGCTTTCTTCACAGGAAATGCTAGTACTGCTGGTATCTTTGATCTTACCAACAACAAAACACAGATCTACTTTAGACTATACTGGGCAGGTGATGACTCAGGTGACAGATACATTCAAGGTTCAGGCTACTTATCAGCCCTAGCCCCAACTGTGTCACCCACAGCACCAGTTTGGACTACGCCGGTTACCATTGAGGTAGAAGGCAATTACCAAACAGGTACAGTATAATGAAACTGGCTCACTGGGGAAACTCAGTGAGCCTTTTTCTTTTTTAGGAGTTTAGAAATGAAACCCTCTTTAATCAAGCATCTGCGTGATCACAGTGCCACTGGCATTTGGACCGGCGCGGTTCAACAAGATATACCAGTGATAAGAATATCAGGTGAATTAGTATCAGCTGAGCCATTTTTAGCTAGACTAGGTATAAAATTAACAAAAACTAATAAATATACAGAGAGATTAGACAATGCAGGTATGGGAGAATCACAGTCTGGAGGAGATACTTCAGACACTGGAAATGGAGTTAGCAAAGAGCAGGAGTGAAATAACCTGCGCTGAAGCTGACATACGCAAAGTAAAAAATAGAATTGCTTTTATTATAACAGCAATTCATCACTTAAAACAAAAGGATATGAAGATATGAACCTCAAGAATTTAGCAACCAAACCACAGTTAATTAAAGTCACACTGGATGATGCAGACATCACAACCCAGTATGGTGATGCACTTGAATTTTGGGTTTGGGACAAACAACCCCTAACAAAGTTTATCAAATATGCCAACGCAGAGCATTCAGATCCTGCTGAGTTAATTGAATTTTGCAGTCAATTAATCTTAGATGAAGCAGGTGAACCTGTGATGAGTGACGGTGCAGTACTACCTGCAGGTGTATTAATCAAGTGCGTTAATAAGGTTGTTGAACAGCTGGGAAAATAACCGGCAGTTCACTGGAAGAAGGTAGTGGTGAACTGCACACCTGTTTGATGCTTGATGCATTGGGTGAACGGTATGGTATGCTACCTTCACAGGTATTAGAACAGGGTAACACACTTGATCTATGGGTATTTGATGTTGCAGTAAGTTATAAGAATCATGTTCACAAAGAAGAAATGCGTAAACATGATAAGAATAGTGCTGCATCAATTGATCCTCAAACATTACAAAAGGGCTTTGAAAAATTTCATGGAAGTAAAACTAAATGATAGACAATTCCAACAGCTGATGGATGATTTGCCAGATGCTGTGAGAGATAGCTGGAAGCGCAGCGGTGATCATTTTAGAGATATCACTCCTAAAGCCACGGGCAATGCACGCAGTAAAACACGCATTCAACAAAATGTTATCAAAGCTGATTATGCTTACGCAGGACGTTTAGATGAAGGCTACAGCCGGCAAGCACCCAACGGTATGAGTGACCCCACCATAGATTATTTTGTGCAACAACTGGACAACTATATAGGTAGAATATAATGGCTAAGGATATTACAGTTGCCCTTAAACTTGATACTAATCAATTTGACAGAGGTATTGGCAGAGCCAAAACGCAAGTAGCAGGTTTTGGTGGTGAAGCAAGCAAAGCAGCAGGCGCTCTTAAAGGCTTGTTTGCTGCCGCTGCTGGCGGCTTCTTAATTAAAGGTGCAGTTGATACCACACGCCAATTAGAAGAACTGCGCGGTGCATTTACCACAGTAACAGGTGATGCTGCTAAAAGTGCTAGTGAATTTGAACGTGTCAGAGGCATTGCAAATGCACTGGGCGCAGACGCTGGCGCACTTGCTGAAACTTATGTAAAACTTGCTGGCGCTGGCATTACGCCTACCAATGATTTGTTAACAGCATTTGTTGACATGAGCAAAAACGCCACAGACCAATTGGGTGCGCTAACTGCGGTAACAGATCTATTCAGTAGAACCACAGCAGGCGGTTTAGGACTTGAAGAATTAAACAGATTGCAAGACAGAGGTATCAATGCATTTGGTATCCTGCAAGAAGAATTAGGACTTAGCCGCACACAGTTAAGTGAATTTGGTAAAACAGCAGATGGTGCTAACAAAATTCAAGCAGCACTGTACGCAGGCTTTGAAAAACGCTTTGGTGGCACTGCTGTAAGAGAATTAGGCAGTATTAACAGCCAATTGGCTATCTTTGGTAACATTACCAAAGAAGTACAAGAAAGTTTTGGTAGAGAATTAGTAGACTCAATTGGTAAAGGTGTAGGTGGCATGAGTAACCTCAGAGAAGGTGCTAATGCCGCTGCTAGCGCATTGGGTCAAGCACTGGGTGGGGCTATATCATTCTTAATTGATAACATTAACATTATTATTCCTGTGATATCAGCATTTGCTGCTGCTTGGGCTGCTGTAAAACTGTTCCAGCTGGCACAGGGCATAATGGCAATGGTAACTGCACTAAAAGCACTTACCATGGCCATGCTTAAGAATCCATTTACACTGTTAGCAGTTGCAGCGGCTGCACTGATTGCTTTCATTGTGGATCTCAGTATCAAAACAGGTGGATTAGGCAATGCCTTTAAGACCATGGCTAATTTTGGTATTGATGCTATCAACATGTTGTACGG